TGTCAGGAGTAAACTTGTCTTGTAGTGAGTATTGTTTACTACCAAAGTCAAAGTTCTGATAACCTACACCCAATGCATAGACTTGTTCTTGTGCTTGACACTCTTCTATTGCCATAGCGATTTCACCTAATAATCCATCATACTTTACGTTATTGACTGACCATAGTTGGAAATCTGATACTTCAAATTCTCTAGCAGTTTGGAAGTGTTGAGTTCTTTCATCCATGCCTTGTTTACAAGTATTCAACTCTTTGAGTAAATTCATTAATACTGAATCTCTTGCAGTTGCTGTACCTCTATCGAGTTTCTGTTCAATTTTTTGAATGATCTTCTCGTTAGGTGTCAACTTTGCTTGTTCTACTGCAATGGCTTCTAAAGCGGCTTCATTGATTTTTTGAATTTCTTGATCATATCTCTGTTCGGAGAGTAGACCTTGATAGACTTTCATATCTTCCAATGTGTATACCTCTTTGAATCCTTGCCATACGCAATGGAATTCAACTGCAATCTCGTCAAAGCTACATGTTTGTCCATGTGAATCAAACGGTACTTCTACTGTTGTAGTTTCTGCATATACTGCACTAAATGCTCCTATAGATAATAGGGCAACCAGTGCGATTATTTGCTTCGTCATTACAACACACATGTGGCAAGGACATATATATGTATCTAAAAAAATAAAATAAATGTGGTTTGACTAGAGTTTAATATCTCTAATTTTACCTTGAGATTTGAAGTGACGACAAACAGTTTCTCCCATAGTTCTGTAAATACCCTTTTCGGTAAATGAACCGTTAATGAATGGGTATGATGGGGTTCTTCTTGTTGCTTCGTAGTACTCTGTAGGAATTGCTACTTGGATTCCGATTCTTGGATAACCATAACCTTCTGCATCAGATGTATCTAATGCAAATAGTCTTCCAATTTCATTTCCACCTGCTGTAGGTGCATCTTTTGTTGGAATGAATGGGACTCCATAGATAGAATCTACGTGAATACCTACTCCAGTACCCTTGAAAGTTTGAATTCCGTTAACGTCGATTTGTACTAAGCTCTCACCGTAAGGGTTTGCAACTCTTACAGAAGGCATGTATAAACCTTGGATTTCGGAATAAACCTCGTGGCTACCTAGGAATACGTTTGGATCTTTACCTGCTGCTTTACGAATATTTCTAAGGAAAGTTCGTAAGGTATCATCGGTAAGAACACCATCAGTTCCTATTGTACCTGAAGCTGACTCTACTTGACAATCGAATGGAACGTTTACTATGTCCCTATCAATATTTGCACTTGCGACCCATGGATTGTACCACTTATTATTTGCACCACCAACAGCTACTTCTTCAGCGTGTGAAGAAATGATTCTGTCTAAGGTTTCAAAATTATGTGTTCCAGTGTTGTCGGCTCCTGCAGCGGCTGCAAGTCCTTCAACGTCTACCATGAGTTGTCTATTAATGAATTCTTTATGCTGTACAGCCATAAACAATCTGAGTGAGCCTAAGCCTCCCCAAATATCATCTTTTGAATGAGTTGAAAGCCATTCCATAACCTCAGATGCACTGAATGGCAACTGAACGGTTTTTGGTTTGACGTCAATTTCTTTCAAAGTTGGTTTTACTGTGTCAGCAATGTTTCCACCTTCGACTGTTCCACCTAGAGCATCTATTCCTGTTACTACAGCAAGATCAGGTGCTTTATTGGTGATAACCCTCCAACCAGATTTGTCCCAAGGGACTTTTGGTAAGATTCCGAAAGCGTTTGCCTCAAGATTCAGTTGAGCCCATGCATAAGCACCAAATACTGCATTGAATGTACCTGCAGTACCAGTGGTAATTGGGGCATCAGCTTTTCTAATAAGGTTTCTATTGTATCCATAATAGATTGCTTCAAGTTCGTCTATTGTTTGTATTTTAGGCATGTTATTGCATACCTCCGTCAGAAGGTGAACCGTATTCGCCTGCTAAGATTGCTCTTGCGACAGAAGATAATCCATCATAACCGCCTTCACGTGCTGCTTTCAAAACTGGATTCAATTCTATTTGACTAGATTTGTTTACAGATTCTAATGCTGCACTTGGTCTTGGTGTTTCGGTGGTAAAGTCAAAATTAGCTTTTTGTTGCATAGCTAGTCCTGATTTATCGCCTTGAGGTTTATCTTCACCAGATTTATCGTCGTCTAATCCTGATTGAACAGAATTGGATTGATATGTATCTGGTACAACTACATCTGCACCAACGTCTTCAGCGTCAGCTTGACCTTTTGGTGAAATGTCTAGTTGCGTATCTTTTTCTTCAAAGAGAGCTTTTTCAACCCGTTCTTCGAGATTTGCTTGAGAATCTGACAATGCTTTTACATGTTCAGTTAGAGTAGACAAAGTTTCAATTAAAGCTTCATCAAAGGATTTCTCTTTTGATTCAGTTTTATCTTCTTCGTCTTGCTCTTCTTCTTCTTCATGATCTTCTTTTCTAAGTTCTTCTAAAGTCATGTATATAGAATTAAGTAAAGTAGAGTTTATAAAGATTATGCAAAGATTTATATCGGTTACTCTTTACGGTTTTTTACTTTTTTTGATGCAACTCTGTCGTCTTCAGGTCGTGGTGGTACGATTGTTACCTGTGTACTCTCTCCTTGACCTTGAGTATGTGCGTAACTTGCTCCTCCTCCCCTTATTCCTGAACCAACACCAATCATTTCTTTCGTGAGTGCTTCTAACGCTTTTTTCAATTTACCTTCTGCAGTGTATTCAGGTGTAAATATTCTACCATCTACATCTGGTTGATTCATCATACTATCATCATCTCTATACTGACCATAACCTGCATGTGCTTGATATTGATTATTATTTTCAAGTTGTATAGACATATCTGTGTCCATTTCTTCATCTTCGGTATAGTCTTTAGGGTGTTTAGGCATTTTACCTCTTACTTCATTTAACTTCATTAATGCATGTACCTTGTTTACCTCTCTAGTTGCTTTCTTTTTTGCATTTTGTCTAGATGTCAATCTTGTAGCAAGTGATCTATGTCCACCCCCACCTTTTTTACCTTTAACATTTTCAGTTTCTTGTTCAATAATTTTATCTAAATCTATATCATCTGCTTTATTATTCAATCTTGAACCGTTAGGTGCATCTTGATTGTATGCTCCACTTGTTCCTGCTGAGTTTGTGTTAGTAATATCTAATCCTTTACTTTTACATTTATCACAACAATTACATTTATCATTACGTGTACAGTCTTTGCAATCACAATCACAACCATTGTTATGTCTTGGGTTGTTTGTACCTTCACTGTCAGTGGTTAATGTTCCACCACCACTCATAGAACCAGCACCTAGTGAATTTGATCCGCCACCCATACCATTTCCACCTGCTGATTCCTTATGGACGAATGATCCTACAATCTTCTCTGCTGATTCTCTTGACTTACCTTCCCTGATTAGTGCTTGTACCTTTTGTTCAAATGTTTGTGATTCGTTTAGATCTGCTGCGTTTTTACCATTTTTAATTGGATTGGCTATAGTCATGTTAGGTAGTTCTTCTGATAATGTTCCTTTAGTTCCATTGAATTGTCTTTTCTGACTCACAAGATCGTTTAGATCTGTACGGTTATTTCTATCCTCAGTGTTTGTAGAACCATCACCTTTTTCAACTCTATCTTCATTGATTTTAGCTTCTTCAGGATTATCTATTATTGCTGTATCCATTTCTTTTTTCTCCATGAATTTTTCTATATCGTCCCTAATCTCACCCTCTTCATCATGATAAAATTCCTCGTCTTCTTCATCATCTTTGTTAACTATACAACCCATGTTGTCACATTGAATTACCATCTTACCATCATCTCTAACAGTTGAGTTAAAGTTTGCTTTAGCAATCTGATTGAAATCAGTGATGATAGCCATTGGTACTGCAGGATCTTTACATACAGCCACCTCATAATGTTCCAAATCACTTAACGCATAAGCAGTACTTCCGTCTTTCATTTTGATTGGGGATCTTGCTGATCTGGTTGCACCACCAAATGACAATCCCTTGTACTCATTGTTTTTAATTTTTTCCCAGATAACATTATCTAATTCGTAATTTTTGAAAATCTTTCCTGTTATTTTAATTGCAGGTAATACTGATCCATCATCAGATTTTACAGTTGTTCTAGAATAGTTGATACCTTTGCCTACGATTCTGTTGGAGTGAGTATCACTGATTGGGGCTCCTCTGTCAATCCATACAGGCAATACCTTGTATAACTCATCAACTATAGTAATTTCACCCTGTTTATCTTTCATTTGTACTGTTAATAATCCTTCAAAATATCTTTCATCTGAATTTATACCTTCCATACTTTTTAACGTACTTGTAAGTTGGTGGAAATTATAATATGTCATATATAAAGTAATCGTGACGAGGTTAATAAATATTATGATAAAAAAGGGTAAGAACAGTGTTTTAAGCTGTTTTTTTTGCTTTGGTAACAGCGAAATCTATTGAGAATCCTGCTGTCAAACTTAACAAAGCAATTCCAATTAGACCTAAACCGTCTAATGGGATAGTTTGTGCTATTGCAATTCCTGCGAATGTAGAAACAATTACTGCACCGATTAATTTTTTTGCAGAGTATGAATCATCATTACCCATGTATCCTCTAACTGTATTTAATACAGATCCAGATATACATGCAAGTACTGCAATGAATAATGGGTCTACCATGTAAAATTCCTTATTCAGTGGTATTTAACTATTACTACTCATTTGTCGAGTAATTCCTTGACTAGGTCGTCAAGATCGGATTTTGCCTCTTTTGGGTGTAATCTATTTGATTGCCTGTCAATAGCTTTTGATAAGATGATTATAGTTTTTTGTAACCTTTCTACTGTCTCACATAGATTTTTCTGTGTTTTCTGAACCTTTCTAAAATAGGCTATCACTGTTGATCCTATTCCTAAAGAAACAACCATAACTACCTCTCTATAGATTGAATCTACCATTTCTATCATGCTGATCATAAGTATTTATACCTTTTATTTATATCGGTTGGTTTATTAATAGGTCATATATATGAATATTGTGGCTTCTTCAATATATGTATACAATAATATAAAAGAATATGTTCAGTATAACAAGGATAATCTTAATGAATTATTCAAAAGTAGTAAAATAGTTGACTTGTACATACATACTAAGACTAAATTATGGGTGGTAACTAACACAAATAACCTTAAAGAACGACCTTTATTACAGAAATCGTTGGTTCATTTCCGAAATGGTAACGTAAACGAGTATAAAACTGACGAAAGCAAACTTGTATTACATGATAAGATTAAATTTAACCCTAAGAAGATGCAGATTGATATATTTCCAAGGTTTTTAAGAAAACCAGAACTTAGATGGAGAGTTGACAAGTATATTAACAATTCTAACAATACAAAGTCCAAGATGATTGACTATGAACATAGATTCTATGATTTAGAGACTAATAGAATAAATCTTATCTTAAAAGACTAGCGTGGATTGCCCAAGTCTTTAGACATTATATGAGCCCAATCTTTACCGTGTTTTCTTCTCTGACTTTTCCAGAAAGGATCAGTTTCTAACATTCCACCTTTTAGATTATAACTCTTCATGTGATTTGAAACTCTTCTATGGCATTTTTGACAAAGTCTTGCATTTATTTGCTCTAAATGGTGTTTAAACTCTCCACAGAAATGACACAAGCCATAAATAATCTCTTTAATTGGTACTAGGATGGTTTCTCTGCCTTTTTTACCTGCACAGTCACCACATATGTCAGATACCCCTGCCCCTACTGGAATACCATTACCAAAGCAACCGAAACACATGCCTTCTTTATAGTTATTTACTCTTGTATATTCGTTTTTTTGGTGTATGTCTACGATTTTATCACCAATTTTGGTTCCACCAGTTTTTACTTCAAATTTTTCTGCCATATTAAACCTTGTTGTTTCGTATATTCCTTAAACAATCATTCAATATTCCAACTATTTCTACAGAACTTTCATTTTTTAACGCAATAGTAATCTCGTCTAGTACCTCATTAATTCTTTTTCTATACGGATCTGATACTTTAGGTCTAAATATAACAATTTTAGGTTCAACCTTTTTAGGCTCAACTGTTTTCTTAACTACTTTCTTCATCTTCCCATCTCTGTGTCATGCCTAATTCATTATCAACTATGTCCCTTGCATTTCTTACCGTTATACCTGCATATTTTCTTAACTCTTCTACTGTTTTTGTTTTCTTCCAACCAAAGTCCACTGCAGTTTGTAATGTTTTCTTTACTACATCAAAGTTAGCTGGTGTGATACCAGTAGGGAAGTTCTTTTGTGACATTGATGTACCACTTCCTGATGAAGGATGTCCCTGTGCAACTCCTCCCATGTCAGAAGGTCTACTTTCAACATGCTCACCTTGTGCGTTTGCTCTTTGTTCTTCAGGTGCAGCAGTTCCTCTGCCTCTACCGTTTTTAAGTTCTGGGTTTTCCATGTCTTGAACTTCTTTAGATACATTGTATTCTCCAGTATGGGTTCTCTCTATCTTGAATCCCATTTGTTGTAGTTTTGCCATGTTGTCAATCTCTACACCTTCTCTTTGTAGTTCTGATAGTTTATCATTTTCTTCTCCTGCTACAAGTTTAAGATCCCAATCGTCAACTCCCATAACTTCTGCAAGTTTCTTAAAGAAGGACTTGAATAGAATGTCTTGTCCCCATTTGACTGCTCTGTTTGTAATTGTAACTTGTAATCCTTCTTGTGACCAACCACCTACCATCTCTCCATAGTATAACGGAAGTACACCGTACATGGCACCAATGATTTGTCTTAACTCTTTTCTTATCTCAACGAATTGTAATTCTTGTAATGAACCAGTAAAGTCTATCCAGTTAGCCATGTTCTTTCCACCTTTGTCAGATTCAACCATGAGTGGGTGTATCATGTATGGATCTTCGGTTGCTTTTTGTTCCAAAGCGTCCCATGATTTTCTAAAGGTTTCATAGTTTCTTGATGCAACAACAAGTAATCCTCGTGGTGGTCGCATTTTATCAAAGTACTTTCTGATATACTCGTCCATGTGAGACAATGACATTGCCTTACTCCATATGGCGAATATAGGAGACATACCATAAATTAAACTTGGTTTGTATTTACCTGCTTTCCAAATAACTTCACCTTCACCATATATTACTCTCTTTGGGTGAGGAATACCAATAGAGTATACAGAGTTAACTTCAAGTATTGCCTTTAGACATTTGGCATTGCACACATCACATCTTTCAGTGTATTGTCTTTTGTCCCTGTGTTCAAATCTAGGACATACCCAAATCTTTTGTCTCTTATCATCATAACCTATTCTACCATCAGAGTCAGCAATCATTGCTACTTGTGGCGGATCAATTCTTAAAAGTTCTTTAATCTCAGTTTTCTCTTTATCTATTTCTCCAGTAATATCATCAATCCAATAATTCTTTAACAGTAACATGTAAGCGTTATCTGCAATCTCCAAGTCTCTTTCTAGTTGTCTTGCAAGGTCTTCCATATTTTGCATGTTTCCATTTATAGGCTTGCTCATCATATCTTCAAGAATCTTTCTGTGTGTTGGTACAGGTCTTTTCATATCATAACTGAGACATGAATCACATTGTACTTTACTCATATCTATCTTGGCTTCACCTTCTTCGTGAACGTTTGGTGCGTATTGGAATTCTTTTGAACAGTTCAAGCATTTGTATTTGAATCTCTCTACAATCTCAAATCCGTTCTTAAACATCTCACGGTTAATAGTTTCAATAGGAATTCTAATGGCATCAATGGTATCTGCCAAATCATAAATCATTATAAGTGGGAATGGGAAAATTGGTAGTTTGGCACCTGTATCGGTAGCCATGTAAGGTTGGGATATGCTAGGTCTAGTCGTAGATTCAGTGTACCCTTTGTTAACGTTAGAGGTAAATGCTTTTCTTATATTATCTATAACTCCCATGATATAAGAGTGAATGTGTTAGTTAATAAACTTTGTCTAATGACGTTAGAATTATGTCAGAATATGTTATTGTGAACTATGTGTAGGACATTTTGGGTGTTTACCTATTTCTGGAGTACATAGACATTTTTTAACAGGTGCTTCTTTTTTAATCTCTTTTGGTTCATTGAAGGATTTTTCTTCCATTATAACACTTATATTGCCATTCATATAAAGATTATCATGTCTAGTGTGTGTAAAGGAACGTGTCAGAGACACCGTGCCCCTAAAGGTAAAAGAACATATCTAGGAGGCGGTAAGAGATGTACCCTATGTGCACTGTTTGTAGACTGGGAAGGAGTATATTGTCCTTGTTGCGGAACCAAATTACGCAGTAATATCAGATCTAGGTCTATACCGTGTACATACCAAAGAATTTAAACTACCTATTTAAAGGGATTACATGGTAAATTTATCATTAAAGGACTATGTATTATTACTATCATGGTTTGAACTAGCATTTGCTAGATTGGACAAATCAAAAATATCATCTGCTGACAAGAAAGTCTTTTGGAAACTAACATTCCTATGTGAAGACAAGATGGAAGAACAAAAAAGACGAGAAGAAGAAGAGGAATAACCTATAAATAGGGGGACGTCATAGCACATACGGTTGTCAAGGATTACTTCGTGCCACTACACTCGGTAGCCTTCTTAAACCACCTAATAATAACTCGATAAGAGAACGGTTGTTATTAGAGCTTAATTTAAATATTAGTATGATGTATATATGTTAGTTAATTAACCGTTCTACCAAGTCGGTAGTGGACAAACACGTAAGATTTGTCTCTCAACTTTTTCCTAAGATTAATATAGGGTTGTATTGTAACCAATTCATGAACATAGCATTATTCTTTATAGGATTATTTTTAACATTTACATTTTTCTTAACTCCAGTAGGATTGATATTATTATACGTGTCTTTCAAACTTAATAAAACAGATGAGTATGAAGATAGACCAGAGTATGAGATGAATACATATGACGAAGAACTGTTAGAAAACATGAGATAGAATCATGAAACATCTTAAAGAGAATGACATGAGTTATACTCAACACTTTACCAGAGCCATGAGTATGAGCATTGCCTTGTTTGTTCATGCGTTCATTCCTAGCATGTTTGCAACTTACGCATCAGATAAGATGAAAGAATAGTTGTAGAAACGTTTAATTAAGGCTAAATAGTCATAACTACTTATGAAAGGCTGTAAAGGACTGTGCGACAGAATACCAGATGATAGACCGTTTGGAAACGCATACAAGACTCATGCGTTATGTAGACGCTGTGACAAATGGATGAGAAAAATCTATCTAGTAGATGATAACTGTCCCTGCTGCAAACGTAGACCAAAATTAGTTTCTAGAAAAGACAAGAGGGAAGACGCTGTAAGATATGATATTCTAGTAACTGCTTAATCAGATACGTTTATATTAGATATATATATCATGTATAGCATGATGACAAAAACAGCAACAGCAGTTATCCTGTTTGGATTAATTGCAGTTATAGGATTTGGCAATGCTCACGCAGCAGCACCAGAACGTGTTACCGTTGACAGTTTTCCTTTCGAGATAACCATGCTTGAGGGTGGGGAACTTACAATAATTAACATGGACACTGTAACACACACATTCGACCTAAGTGGCGTATTTAGTCACAACGTTGGATCAGGAGAAGGACTGGTAATTAATTTACCTGATTCCATGACGGCAGATAATACTGACGGTTGGTATCTATTAGACAAGGCTACGGGGGGATATAACATTGTTCATACCGAAGCAGTATACGTAGCACCACCAGTTTACATACCACCACCACAACCAGTGTATGTAGAACCAGTATACGTTGAACCAGTTGTAGAACCAACACCAGTAGTAATAGCGGAGCCTTTAGAGGATGTAAACTTTAATGCAACAAGCAGTGCAACACTTGGAACATACGAGAGCATAAGTAACGTCGCAACATTTGACGGAGATGTAGACGCAAAGGCTTTGCAGAAATCACTTGCGGAAGTTACGA